GTTTCCCAGTCACGATCACAGGGGGGCACGTTATACCAACGAGATATTTCGGTCACGTTGAAAGCCCGCGTTTGCAAAAATTGCGCTTGTTCCGGTGGTATAGCTAGTCTCTCAACCTCAATGCCTTCCTCCAGCACCATCATGTGATTAGCGTTATTGACGCCCTTTCGCATCTGCCAGGAGCGGCGAAGGTTTTCCCTGCCTTCTTCGGAAAGTGTTCGGGGGTGCTTAAGAACGACCGATGGGTTTACCCCGTTGCCGAACCAGCTTCCGCCAAACCGTTCCGTTGCCAAGCCCATCCCGATAGATTCGCGGGCAAGGGCGACAATCCCCTTTCCAGTGATGCCGTTTTCGGATAACGCTCCGGGTATGTGGAGCATGTCCTTTCGCCTGACGGGAATCTTCTCAGTGCCGTCATCACTATTGTCAACGAGGTAGATGATTTCATTGGCATCGCGGAGATCGAAGTTGTCGTCAACCTCAATAATGCCTCTGTCAATCATCTGGCGGAGTTGTCCCGCGCGGACAATGTTCTGCGGCGGAATCCGGGACGGGTGAATCGGCCATTCGTTGACGACCTGCCTATTAGCGTTCCGCTCCAGCTCCGCGTAACAGTTGCCCCAGTTCAGCAGGAAAGGAATCTGCTGAGAGTAATAAGCGAAACTGGACTGCTCCGGGTTCGGGGACAGGGAGAACATGTTGTACAGGCGGCTGCTGTACATATCCTCGCGGGTCTTACTCCCCCTGGTCTTACGCATCGTCACTCGGCGGGGGAATGATGCAATGGTCTCGGAGATCAGCCTGGTGGCCGCAGACACCGCCGAGTAGTTAAGGGCAGTGTTCTGGTTCACCTCCACTTTCGCGGCGGTATTCGTGGTCCGGAACCACGTACCGAGAACCGGGTCTCTCTTGGCTTCGCCCCAACCAACTTTGTTCTTAATGTCAGCCCAAAGACTCATCAGTTCCCCTCGGATCAGTAGATCAGTACCAGACTTCTTCGTTGTCCAGCAGATACTGCAACTGCTGGGTTTCAACACCACTCTCTGCCTGGGAGTGATCCACTTGGTTTCCATCGCCGTCCACTTCAAACAACCCACCAGTGTCGTAGATGGATGTGAAGTTTTCGGCGTATATCGCCTCTGAATGTGCCATCAGGGTCGCAACAGCAGCGTCAATCTTGCGGTCGCGGTCTCCACCCTTGTCGGGCATCCAGTGGTCTTTTGCATTCTTCAGGATTTGTAGGTTGCCCATCTGCCAGGAGAAGCAGGGGTCTCCCAGATGTTCGATGTAACCTTTGGCAACGCAGTCGATGTAGGAGCGAATGGGTTCGTTGTACTTCGCCGCCGATTGAGCGAACTTAAAGACCTCGAATCCGTGATCGTTCAGGAGTTCCTGCGCCATCTGCCCGGAGAAGGTTGGGTCATAGGCCCATGACAGGACATTGTATTTCCGGCAGACCTCATCAATGATGAAATCCTTAATGCCACGGAAAGACACCGCTTCGCCCGGATGGACAATCAGACACCCTGCATCGACCCACTCCTGGAACATTGGCCGATGCTCGTTGAAGTAGGCTTCGTTGGTGAATGACCACACCATGTTCCGGTAGCGGACAACCTTTTCACCTTCGTCGTTGACGCCGCCCAAAATCGGAAACTCCAGGGCAACAGCAGCGAAGTCGCTGGATCGTCCTAAGTCCCACGCGCCAAAGCAGGACTTGTTACGGAGTTCGTCCGGGTCAAAGTTGGAGCGGCATTTCTCCCAGAGTTCGTGCTCAATCGCCTTCTCTTTGGAACCTACGCGGATATTGGCGTGATATCGCAGGAACTCATTCTTCTTTTCGGGGCGATTCTGGGCTTCGTTCGCCTGAATCTCCATATACTCCGGGTAGCAGGATATACCCAGATTAGGGTTTGCCTTCGGCCACACAGCAGGGTCAAACGGATCGTCCTCTTTGTCGATGCGGGCAATGAATGCAAACAGTCGGTCATCTATGTGGTCGCCGCGATCTGCGGCTTCCAGAACGCTACAGGCGTATTCGTCGGTCTCAATCCAGATGTCAGATCGGTCATCCCCCGCTGTTGTAATAATGATCTCAAGGGGTTGCCTGCGGGAACCGCCGCCAGTTGACAGCTTTTCGTGCAGACCCCTATGCTTCTCGCCCCATGCGTGGAGTTCATCTTTGATAACGCCGTGGGGGTTTAATCCGTCCGTAGAGTTGGAGTCACTGCCGAGAGGAACGAAGGAGGAAAGGTCGTCAATCCGGTGCATCCGGTGCCGCCCGGTGTATTTCTTGATCCGCTTCTTGAGTGCTGGGGAGGCGTCCACCATCCTGGAGAACTCGTTGTAGACCAGCTTTGCCTGATCTTCCTTGGTGGCGGCACTGTAAATCTCGGCTCGGTACTCGCGGGGAATATCCGCATTCATCAGGAGTCCGGCAAGACCAGCACTAAGTGCTGTCTTCCCCGCTTTTCGGGCCACCGTCATGTACAGCTTGCGGAACCGCCTGAAATCGTCTGCGACCTGCCGCCAGCCCCAGACGCTCCACACGACGAATAACTGGAATGGAGTCAACTCAAAAGGCTGTCCGGCCCACTCCCCTGTTGAATGCCTCAGCACCAGCGGAAAGAAGTTGCAGGCACGATTGGCGTAGTCTTCGTTGAAATAGAACCCTCGCTCGCCCGCATTCTTGAGGTCATCCAGGTGACGGCGAACAGCAAGTTTTACATATTTACTGGCGACCTGTTTTCCAGACATAATATCATCGCAGTATTCCTGCACTTTCGATGAATAGTCCTTCAGCTTTACAGACAATCCAGACAACCGTTAATGAGTGATATCAGTGACAGCAGTGCGCGGGGAATGGCAATCGCAGCAAGCAGGTTGAACAGCGGTAGTGTTGACTCAACAAACTTCAACCTTCCTCACCGTCTGCCTTTCGGTAAGTGAGCATCCCGGCGATCAGTGCTATGCAAACAGGAGACAGCGAAGCAGATACCAGAAAAAAACTCCAGGATAAAACCTCGCTCACCGGCCACTGAGGAATGCCGTTCTGAATCACGTACACCCAGGGCCAGACCGCCAGTGCCAGCAGTCCAAACAGGCAGGCAATGACCATGAGCCAAATCCATGACACCACGACATAAAGGGACGCTGTGTAGATTTTTTTACGCATGTGTCAGTCCTTGAATATCGTGACCAGCAAGTGTCCGACTAGCCCTATGGCAATGATGGAAACTGTTTTTCCAATGTCGTTCAGCAGCAAAAGAATCTCGGCTGCCTGGGTTTCTGTCACTTGGAATCTCCATTCAGCAGGTCAAGTGGGTCATCTTCCTCAACCGCCTGTTCGACGGTGAGGGAGGAGCGGGAAACGGGAGTCATTCCAAACTCCCTTGCCATCCGGATGATGCGATCCATCAGTTGATTCATCTGTGTCACGGAAGGGTTGATGCACTTCCTGTCACCGCCACCCCTGCCCACCGTGTTGACGACGAAGTGTCCGTTCTCTTTAATGTCATCCCGCATCGCCTTGTACTGGTCCCACATATCCGCGTAGACCTGGATAGAAGGGAGTTCCGCTGGCGTCAGGATGTCGTACCGAACCAGGTGTTCGCACGCATGGTTCCAAGCCTTTACTCCAAGTTCTCCCAGGTGATCAGGGGCAGGCTGGACTGATGTGAGAGTTCCGCGCGGCCCAACGCTCGATTCATGTCGATTCGGTCGGTAAGTCCCCTGGGCAATGTGTACCTCTTTTGGCTTTGGTTGCCTTCCGCTTTTTGCCATCGCTCCTGCCCAATCTCGTAAAGCTCCAGTGACACCGTGTGGGTGCCGTCCTCAATCTCGTGTTCAATGGCTGAGCAGGAGAAGTATCCTGCGTAGGCTGAGAATGTCGCCCTCACCGGCTCGGAATCCCTGATCCACTCATCCACTGCCCAGCACGCCTCGACGGGAAAAACCACTTCGGCTAACCAGCAGGGCTGATCATCGGTTAAACTGCGAACTCTCACTGCCGACTGAAAGATGCAGGGGATTACCACGTCCCGGTAGACGATTACATCGGTGTCGATGGTCTCCTTGAAGATGTGATCTTCCAACCCGACGATGCCGATAGCATTCAACATTTCCTCCCGCTCGGCAAACAGCCAGGATTGAATCCGATCCCGCTCAATCTCCAGGTTGCGGCGAGTGACGATGTTCTGGAGTTCCTGTTTGCGATTGCCGCCAATTGGCGGCAGAGACTTCATCCAGTTAAAGAACTTTTTGATCATTGATCACCAGGAAATTTCGTAATCGTCACCGATTGGGACCACATCAAACTTGTAGGCACGAATTATGGACGCGATAAGTTGCCCCTCATTTCGGACGACATCCCTACTCAGCACACCGCCCATAAGCAGGGAGCTGCCCTTTGACCCCTCGATGGCGCCGGACAGGATTTGAAGCTCAGCCTGAAGCCTCTTTATGTGATGAAATCGAACCTGGGTCGCCAATGGGAACAGCGACGTAATCTCCGCGTCGGCCTGTGACAGATGTTTGGCGGGCGGTCGTGGTGGCGGGAGTGGTGCCCTACCCTTTCTGTCAAACCTGCCTCCAGATGTACTGAAGAACCCTCGGTCTGAATCAGTTGTCATTTGGCAGCCTCCCATAAGCAATGTCGATCATCTTCTCCACTTTAGACTCCGCCCCCACCTGGGCATCCCTGTCTCGAATAAGCCACATTGAAAGGATGGAACGCTGCCAGCAGACTGCCCCGGCAGGGGAGTAGGTGACCGCGAGGCAACTCCCTGTGAATGGGTGGTGGGACGTTTTGTCCGACGCAGCAAAGGCTACGTATTCACTGGGTGACCTTTTTTCTACCCAGAGCCATTTGTGCGGATGAAAAAGATACCACCAGGGCCGAACCTTGACTGAGGTGCCGCAGGAATCGTGGATCGCAGCCAGTTTGTCAAAGGTTGTCGGGCTGCATTCACTCACAGCGGTCCTCCAGTCTCTTTGGAAACAGCAAGCATCTCAGTCAGGAATTTGTAAACATCATCGTAGATGCCGGGGCAACTGCTCTCCCTGGTTCCAGCGACATTGAGAGTGTCAGTCACCATCGTGTCGATGAAATGCAGGACACCATCGTGGGTGTGTGGAAAATCCAGGTTCACACAGAGGCGAGGCTTATCGTACTTCTCCGTCATTCGGCAGGTGAGTTGAGTCCCGCGACCCATTGTGCCTCGATAGAAAATCAAGGTGGCGTCGTATGACTGGACATTGAGTTCGGTGCGGAACTTGTAGCCGCCATTGGTCTCGATGAGGTTGTATTTCTCGGGAATCTTGCCGTCTTCGGCTTTGCGATTCTTGGGGCAGTGACCGCCGTGAGGGATGCCATTGTCGATGGCGAAATCCAGAGCTGCGCGATCAACACCAGTTTGGCCTCCGGAGCAGATTTTGATCACCAGCGTTTCCTCCAGTTCATCAGCCCGCCGAGCAGGTTCATAAATGGCTCGGCGGCAAACGCGATGCACAGCATCGTCATGGCCTCATGCCCACCCTGCCAGCCGGTGCCAAGGATGATGTCGTATGCGTCCACGGCAACCAAAGTCAACATGGCTGCCGCCGGGACGACCAGCAGCAGGAGTGCCGCCCAGAAGACAATGAACCTCACGATTTTGATGGTCATTCAGCACCGCCCTTAACCGTGTATCCAATGTCAACGACGCCCATTTGCATCACTTCGTCATGGATAAACTCGGCTTTTTCACGCTCATCCATGAACTCCCAGTCTTCACTGCCTACAGATCGTGACTGGGAAAC